AACGTAACACCTTCTGGAAACTCGTTGACCTTGGCTACAGGAAATGTTACAATAACAACCGACGTTAATTTTACTCTTGACGCTAATGCTTTATCATTAGACACAGTAGAACCAGGAGTTATTACGTGGAACGATATAATACCAGGAGCAACAATGGTTTGGACACCAATCAAACCTTACTAAAATTATGGCATCAACTTATTCAACAGATTTATCATTAGAACTTGTAGCAACCGGTGAAAAAGCTGGTCTATGGGGAACAATTACAAATACTAATTTACAATTATTACAAACAGCAGCATCGGGTTATGTAGAAGTGACTCTAAGCACTGGTAATGTTAACTTAGATTTATCAGACGGATCGGCGACCGCAAATGGTAAAAATCTTTATATAAAAGTTACGGGTACTTTATCTGGTAATGCTAGTTTAACAATGCCTGCTACTACATCTGGTGGTAATGCTAACAGAGTATTTTTTGTAGAAGACGGAACTACTAGAGGTGGAGCTGGCGACAGTTACACAGTAACTTTATTAACTACAGGTCAAAGTGCATCTACACAAGTGCCTTTACCCGAAGGTGCAACAGCTTTAGTTTATTCTAGAGGTAGTGTTCCAGCAACAACATTAGGTATGTTACAAAAAGGATTTACAACAGTAACGGCTGCAAGTAAAACTTCATACACAGCAGTTCCTGGTGATCAAATTGGCGTAGATACAGTTGCTAACCAAGTTACAATTAATTTACCTGCAGGAACTATAGGTGATGAAATAGTCATTATGGATATATCTGCATCTAATGGTTTTGGCACTAATAAATGTATAGTTGACCCTAATGGTACAGAAGTAATTCAAGGTGGATCAGCCGGTGCCTCTGTAGATCTTACAACTAATAATCAATCAGTCACACTTTTTTATACTGGTGCCACTAAAGGTTGGCAATTTAAAACTAACACTGCATAGGAGTAAAGGATGCTTACGAAAATTAAGTTTGCTCCAGGTATCGACAAGCAAGACACTGCTGTCGGAGCAGAAGGTCGTTGGGTTGATTCAGATAATGTAAGATTTAGATATGGCTTACCAGAAAAAGTTGGTGGTTGGCAATCATTACTCACAGACTCTATTGTAGGTGTTGCTAGAAAACAACACGCTTTTGTAGATACGGAAGGTAATAGATACATTGCAATCGGTACAGACAAATTTTTACTTTTATATTTTGAAGGACAACTTTTTGATATTACACCTTTTAGATGTAATAATGCAGGAGTTGTAGATAGTTTAACTAGTTCAACATTAGCAACAAATAGTACAACGGTTAAAACTTGTACAATCACGACTACAAGCGATCACAATTTATCTGTAGGAGACATTATACAATTATCATCTGTTACTTTACCAGGTGGTACAGGATTAACTGCAGCTGACTTTGAACTTAAATTATTTCAAGTATTATCAGTTCCAACTCCTACAACTTTTACAATAGATTCTTTAAATCAAGCATCTTCAGTTATATCAACAGGTGGTAGTATGACTGTTCAAGTTTATGAAACAGTAGGTCCAGCAGCACAAACTTATGGTTATGGTTATGGTGTTGGAAATTATGGTGGTACAATTACAGGTGCTTTACAAAACGATTTAGATGGAGCGTTGAGCGCGGATACAAATGGTAACAATGGATCAGCAACACAAATTAGATTAACATCTACAACAGGTTTTCCAAATCCAGCAGGAACAATAGCTGTAGGCGATGAATTAATAACTTATACTGGAGTAGCTGGTAATGAATTAACAGGTATTACTAGAGGTGCATTAGGTACAGCTACGACTGGCACCTCAAACGGACAAGCTCATAGTGATGGTGCTGTAGTTACAAACGCAACAGATTTTACAGGTTGGGGTAATGCTGTTGAAGCATCAACAGTTACACTAGAACCAGGACTTTGGTCATTAAGTAATTTTGGTGAAGTATTAGTTGCAACAATTGCAAACGGTAAAACTTTTACTTGGAATGCAGGAATTACAGCTAGACTTACAACAAGATCATCTATGTTAACGTCTGGATTTGAAACAAGAATAGATGCAGCTACAGATACGGGAAATCCTACTGCAACAAGAGTAACACTTATATCACCAACAACACGTCACTTAATTCATTTAGGAACAGAAGAAACTATTGGCACACCATCATCACAGGATGATATGTTTATAAGATTTTCTGAAGATGAAAATATTAATAAGTATACACCACAAGCAACTAATACTGCCGGTACACAAAGATTACAAGATGGTACAAAAATTATGGGAGGTTTAGTTGCTAAAGAAAATATTCTAATATGGACAGACAATGCATTATATACAATGAAATTTGTAGGTGCTCCATTTACATTTGGCTTTGAACAAGTTGGAACTAACTGTGGATTAATAGGTAAGAATGCAGCAATTGAAATTGATGGTGTTGCATACTGGATGGGTAATAATGGATTCTTCTCGTTTGATGGTACTGTTAATACACTCCCTTGTTCAGTTGAAGATTTTGTTTATGATGATTGTGATACAACAAAAGGTCAACAAATAAATGCTGGTATTAATAACTTATTTACAGAAGTTGTATGGTGGTACCCTACTCAAGGATCTGATTTTAATAATAGATATGTAGTTTATAACTACGGCCAAAACAATGCACAACTACCTATGGGTAATTGGTATACAGGTACTAATACAAACTCTATTAGAACAACGTGGATTGACTCATTAGTATATCCTAAACCATATGCTACAGCTTATAATAGTTCTAACACAGGAACGTTTCCTGTTATTGTTGGTGAAACAGGATTAGGGCAAAGTGTATTGTTTGAACACGAAACAGGAAATGATCAAGTCAATCCTGATGGTAGTGTAACTGCTTTAACTTCTTTTATTCAATCATTTAGTTTTTCATTACAACCTGATCAGAGTGAAGTCTTTTTAGCTATGCGTAGATTTTTACCAAACTTTAAAGTATTAACTGGAAACAACCAAGTAACTTTATCTATTAAAGATTTTCCGTCAGAAGATGATGTGGAAACTACTTTAAGTCCATTTATTATTAATTCAAATACTTTAAAAGTTGACACTAGAGCCAGAGGTAGATATGCAAATATTAAAATTGAAAATACTGGTGTGGGTGAATCGTGGAGATTTGGTACATTTCAAGTAGATATACAACCAGATGGAAGGAGAGGATAATGACAAAAGTAGTAGTAAGATTACCTGAACCTAAAAAAGAATATAGTGAAGATAATCAAAGACAAATTAACAGAGCGTTAACTACAATTATAGAACAATTAAATTCTACATACTTAACACAACAGAAAGAGGATCAGGAAAGATTTACCTGGTTAGGATTAGGCTAGTGGCAAATATATATAAAAACGATAAAGTAAGTTTAACAACCACAGATCTTACAACTTTGTATACTGTGCCTGGTAATTCAAGAGCTATTGTTAAATCACTTTTAGTTGTAGAAGATGCATCTGGATCAGCAGCAGTTAAGGTCACATTAACTAACGCAGCGGGAACAGCTTTTATAGTTGATAATGATGTTACTTTAACATCAGGTCAAAAAGAACAAGTATTGACTGAGCCTTTAATTATGATGGAAAGTGAGATATTAAAGGTACAGGCAACAAGTGGTGCGGTAGATGTAATAGCATCAATATTAGAAATAAACAGGGAGGACAGATAATGCCGTTTATAGAAACAGAAGCTTCGGTTAGGTATGAAACAATTAATGGTAAAAGAGTGCCAGTAATTACGCCTAAATGTGAAGTAACATTAACCAACACAGAAACAGGCCAAGAATATATGTCAGATGCAGAGGCTTTAGCGGATGTTCAAAATGCTAATACACCTACTAAATCAGAACATATACGACGGGATGTTAATATAACTGTAGAAGAAATAAAGATAGGCGCTGACTTTAACATCAGCGATTGACGAATGTATAAAAACCTTGTAAATTGTGATACACTCGCCTATTTACAAGCTTTGCGTACTTGCTATCACTACATAATATAAAGAGAAACTATGGGATTTTTAAAAAAAATATTCAAACCAGTTGCAAAGGTATTAGACAAAGTAATACCTAATGAAATCAAACCAGCATTACCATACTTAGCTGCGTTCGCTCCAGTATTTGGACCAACGTCCGGTATGTTTGGTAGCACAATGGGTAAAAGAATGTTGTTATCAGGTGGTGCTAATATTCTAGGACAACTATCTCAAGAAGGTAGTGAAGGTGATATTAATTTATTATCAGCGGGACTCGGAGCGTTAACCGGTGCTATGACTACACCAGGTGCACAAGGTAAATTTGCTGATATGAAATTTGGTGAAAGAACTTTTGCAGAGGGTATAAGAGGTCAACCAGTTTTATCTGGTTTTGATGCATCTAATGTTACAGGATTACAAAAAGCAGCTAACGTAGGATTAGATGCTTTATCAAAAGGTTCAGAAATATTTGCTAAAGGAGCTGCAAATCCATTTAGTATGGAAGGTTTACAGGCAGCAACACTACCAGCAGCAACAGCAACTGGCGATGTAATGGAAGCAAGTGCAAGACAACTAGAAAAACAAAACGCTATAGATGCTGCGTTAGCAGAGGCAGAAGCATTAGCGGACAGTGGACTTAGAGGTGATGCAATTAGAAATGCGATGTTAGCTTATGGATTTTTTACTGACGAAGAAATAGAAAACACAGTTGCATCAGCAGGATACGCTGATGGTGGTGCCGTAGACATAATGAAAGCGAAACGTGGATTTGTAGATGAACCAGGTGGTTATGCAGGAGATTGGATAACTAAAAAGAAAAAATATATAACTAAAAAAGATGATGATGATGACGATGATGATGATGATGGCCCATCTTGGATTACTAAAAAGAAAAAATTTGATTTATCAGATTTAGATTCCTTACAAGATGATGATGAAGATGAAGATAATGACGGTATTGAATGGATTAAGAAAAAAGATTCTTCTGGTTCTAATAAATGGATTCAAAAGAAAGCTTTGGGTGGTAGAATAGGTTTAAGATTTGGTGGTATTGGTGATGCTGTTGAGAATATAGAAGATGCAGAAGTAAAAGAATCAGTTAAAATGATAGCAGATATGCCTGATATGGATTTAATGGATCTTATAGAAGAATTTGAAATTATATTTAAAAGAAAACCAATGAATATGGAAGAGTTAAAACAATTCTATAGAGAAAATTATGAAATGGAAAGTCCAGTTAAAATAAAAGAAAAAATTAAAGAAACAATTACAATGAAAGCTAAAGATGGTGGGCTGATGAATCTTGGTGGTAAAGAAATGGATTTAAGAGGTGGAGGATTTGTGCCTATTGGTAAAAAAGAAAGAGCAGATGATGTACCTGCAAGACTTTCTAAAAACGAATTTGTAATGACTGCCGATGCAGTTAGAGCAGCAGGTGGTGGCAGTGTTAACGAAGGTGCTAAGAGAATGTATAAAGTAATGAATGATTTGGAGGCAAGAGCATAATGGCTGAAACAACTACAATAACAAAACCAGCACCGATATTAGAAGGTTCGCTTACAGCCTTTTTAAAATCAATTGATAAATTAGGAGCAGGTGCAGTACCATCAACTTTTACTGGTATTGATACAACTGCTTACGATCCAAAAGTAGCAGCAAGAACAACAGCACAAACAGATGCGTTAGCAGCAGCAACAGCTCCTGCAATGGCAGGTTTAGTTGGACCAGATGCATATCAACAATTTATGTCTCCGTATCAACAACAAGTTATTGATACAACTTTAACAGAATTTGACAGACAACAAACTATTGCAGATACAGCTAGACGTGATCTAGCTATTCAAGCTGGTGCTTATGGTGGTGGTAGAGAAGGTGTGCTTGCAGCAGAAGCGGCAAGAGGTGCAGCAACTAACAGAGCAAATTTACAAGCACAATTACTAGCACAAGGATTTCAACAAGCGCAAGCTGCAGCAGCACAAGACTTAGCAGCAAGACAAGGACTTGGGACTTATCAAAGTCAACTAGGCCAACAACAACAAGCATTTGAACAAGCACAATTAGATGCAGCACAGATTGCAGCAAGAGAAGCAGAGTTTCAACCATTCACACAATTAGGATTGATTGGTCAACAACTTGCACAAATTCAACCAGGCGCTTTCCCTACACAAACTGTAGGTTATGCACCACCAGCAGCTCCGGCTAGTCCTATGTCACAATTCCTAGGAGGTGCCGCAGGTATCGCAGGTATTGGTGGTAAGTTAGGATTATTCGGATAATGAGTAGAATTTTAAGAAGACCAATGTTTAGAGGTGGCCCGGTAGATAGTCGTGGCACGGGAATTACATCTGGATTAATGGATGGCGGTAGAGTTGGTTTTAAGTTTGGAAATACTTACAATAATTTAACAGATTTACGACAAGTGCTACCATATAATATGACTGGTCAAGAAATTATGGACAAATATAATGTTACTTTTCCAATAAATCCTAAATCACTTTTTATAGCTGAAAACCCTGAACCTCAAAATATTGAAACAACGTCCGAAGGAGATACTTTCTTTACAAGTGGTAAACCAGAATTTAAAAAAGATACTAAATATTATGTAGGTCAAGATGATACTCAAGGTAGTCAAGATGAAATAACTAAAGGTATGACCACTGAAAAAGTAGCTTCAATTTTAAAACCAACTAATATAAATAATGATACAACAGATAATAACACATCAAGCACAGAAATAAGTGCACAAGATTTAATTAGAGAGAACGCAGAATTATTTAAAGAGTTACTAGGTGAAGGACAAGAAGAAAAAATTAAAAAAGCTAGAATAGGTGATGCATCAGATTACTTATTAAAATTCTTTGAAGGTTCACAAAAAGAAGGTGCAACTGTAGGATCTTCTGCAGCTGATGTTGCAGGTTTTGCAACATCTAAAGACAGCCGAGTGGATAAAGCTAAAGCTGCGAATGAAAAAATAGATCAAACAGCAACAGTATTAGCAATCAATGATTACATTGCAGGTAAGAGATCTAAAGAAGATATTCAAAAAGCATTATCATTAGCTGCAGCTACAGCCAAAATGAAAGAAGGTTCTATAGGTGATCAAATTTTAGCAGTAGCAGCAAGACAAACTTTAACTGGTGGTAAAATTAAAGAAATTTTAGGAGCTGCTGTAGGAGATGGTGAAGCAAAAGGAATTAGAACCATACCTTCAGGAGAAGAAAATAATTACAAACCAGGACCAGAAGATGAAGGATTTTTCTTTTTTGAAGAAGGAACAAAAAACGTATTTAAATTTGAAGATGGTGTTTTAAAAAACGTATATAGACCTAATTAGGAGGTTAAATGGTAACCTTTACAAATCAACCAACTAACACTGAAACTCCTGACGATCCAAACTGGGCTCTGTCTATGGCAGCAGCCATACCCTCTGGTGTTATAAAAATTGTAGAAGGAACTGCAACATTCGGTGCAGCATTATTAGATTTAGGTGTAGACAAAGATAGAGTAGAAGCAGTCGAAGCATATTTTGAAAAAATTAATCCATTCGATGAATTAGCAGCCTCAACAGGCATTGGTAAAATTACAGAACTTATAGTTAACATTGGTGTGCCTGGTGGTCTTGCATTTAAAGCAGCTAGTGGTTTAGGTAAAGCAACGATTGCTGCAAAACAAGCAGGCAGAGCTATAACAACAGGTGAAAAAACTAGAAGGTTTGCACAAGGTTCAATAGCTGCAGGTTTAGCTGAAGGTGTTGCAGTAGGTGATGTACAAGATGCAGGAAGCTTTGGTGATTTTATGGGTGGGCCTACAGAAATAAATAGAGATAGTGATAGCGCTGCTAACGAATTAATGAACAGACTTAAGTTTGGTGTAGAGGGTATGGCATTTACCGGTGCGTTTGGTGCAGCTGGTAAATTAATTGGTAAGATGAGAGAGGTACGTGGATCGAATAAAGTGAAACGTGGATTTGATAAGAGCATAGATAAACTCGACAGTTGGTTTAGAGCAAATGGTTTATTAACTCAAGAAGGCTTTGATGTAAGAAATACAATGAGAGGTAGAGTAGCTAAAGACACTAACGTTGGTGACGTAGCTATGAGGCAGATTGATAAACTAACCGACAAGTTAGCTAGGAATTACAGAAAAGTTGCAGTAGATAAGGTGCCTTTTTTAGAAGCTAAAAAAACTATTGGTAAAGAATTAAATGATGTGTTGATGTCCAGCACTGCAAAAAATGGAAGATTATTAAATGAAAAATCATTTACAATGGTAGATGAAATTGCATTAGATGCAACAGGTAAAGAATTTAAAACAGGTAAACAATTATACAATGTTGAACTTTTACCTATGAATCAAACAAAAAAAGAAGCATTAAGAAAAACTTTAAAAAGTACATACAAAGCTAATGATAAACAAATTACAGAATTGTTTGATGAATTTGACACAATTAGAGGAACTTGGGGCGAGTTATTTACCATAATGGGTAGAAGACTTACACCTGAGTCTTTAAAATCTTTTGAAAAAATGATTCCCCAATATGTTAACGAGGTATTAGATAGAGGTTATGAATATGTAAAAGCTACAGGACGTAATCCAATACAACTTGCTAACAACAACAGACCTTCACAAACATTAATTAAAGATGCAATAAGAGAGTTTCAAGATATAGCTGCAGATAAAGGTTTAAAACTTAATGATGATCTAGCAAAAGATATGGTTGATGAGGTATGGAAAGGTGCATATTTACCTGGCGGTATTAAAATTGGTAAAGGAGATGTACCAGGTTTAGTAAGATTTAGAGCTGTACCAGCATTTATGAAAGACTCTCTTGCTAAAACATTAGACAATGACACTATATCTAAAAGACTATATGACACTAATATTTCTGAAGTAAGTGGTGTATCTAAAGATGCAATACAAAAATTATTAGGTAAAGCCAAAAATCCTATGTCTACTATTGTAGATGGCACAGCTAATTTATCTAGTGTGGTTAGGAGTAATCAATTTTTTGATGATTTAATTTTAAAAAATAATGAACTTAAAAAAAATTATGATGAGTGGTTAGCGGGTGGCCGAGTGGGACCAGAACCAAGAATACCTTTTTTATATAACACTACAGATGATGCAATTAAATATGCAGGCGGAACCGTTGATGATTTTGATGTAATTACATCTGCAAAAGGAGATGCAGCAAGAGAAATAGACAGATGGTTTGATGAAGCGGCTACAATAAAAAGTATAGACGCAGACGATATGGTTAGAAAAACAGCTAAAGGTGACATTATAAATTTAATAAATCCGTTACAAGGAAAAATTGCATTAAAAGATTATGCAAAATCTTTTAAAAGCACACAAGAAGGAGCAAAAAGTTTTCCAAGACAGCTTTATAATAGTTTAATTTTGTATCCTAAAGGTTTATCGCAAATGTCTAAAACAATTCTTGCACCATTTACACACGCAAGAAATTTTATTAGTGCTACAGCTTTTGCTGCAGCTAATGGTCATTTACCTTTTGGTCAAATAGATGATGTAAAAGCAGCATTTAATGCTTTACAGGCTAAAGGATTTAGAAGAGACAATCCTTTTTATCAAGAATTGTTAGAGCTTGGTGTTGTAAATTCTAACGTGCAAATGAAACAGATAGCTGACCTTTTAGAAGATGTGGACTTTGGTAAGACACTTAACAAATTAGATAGTGATTATGGTTTAGGTAGATTTTTAAAAGGACTTCGAAAAATAAAAAGAGGTGCGGAAGATTATTACACAGCAGAGGATGATTTTTGGAAAATATTTACATACCTAGGTGAAAAATCTAAACTTGCCAAAGCATATGATAATGCAGGTATAAAATTAGGACAAGAATTTACTGATATGAATGGCGCTAAACAAATATTAAATGAACAATATTTAAAAAAAGCAGCAGCAGATTTAGTTAAAAATAATGTTCCTAACTATGCGTTTGTATCAGATTTTATTAAAGGTTTGAGACAATTACCTGTTGGAAATTTTGTAGCTTTTCCTTCAGAAATTATTAGAACAAGTGCTAATATTATAGAGACTGCTTTAAAAGAAATAAATTATTCTACCACAGTTGGTAAGACTGTTGTTCATCCTTTAAGATCCAGAGGATATCAAAGATTAACAGGTATGGCTTTAACTACAGCTGCATTACCACTTGGTACAGTTGCGGCAGCACAAGCTATATACAATGTTGCAGACGATGAAATTGATGCAATGAGAAGATACGTAGCTGATTGGTCTAAAAACTCTGTACTTGTACCATTCAAAGATGAAGATGGTAAATTATCTTACATAGATTTCTCACACTTAAATGCATACGATACAGTTACAAGACCTATACAAACGGTATTAAACAAAGTGAACGCGGGTAGAGCAGATGAGGATGGAATTGTTGATGATTTTGTTTTAGGTATGATTGAATCTACTAAAGAATTAGGTTCTCCATTTATATCAGAGTCTATTTGGACAGAAGGACTAGCAGATATTATTATTAGAAGAGGTAGAACACAAGACAACAGACAATTGTGGAATGAAAAAGATGCTATTGGAGATAAAATATCTAAATCTATTAGTCACCTTGTAGATACACAAATGCCATTAAACTGGAAACAGTTAACAAGATTAGGTTTATCTATTAGACCTATAAATGATTTAGGTAGATTTGATGAACGTGGTAATCAATACGAGTTTGGTAATGAGTTGGCTGGTATTGCAGGGCTGCGAAGAGTTGAAGTAGATCCTAAAAAATCTTTTAATTATAAAATTACAGACTTTAAAAAAGGTATAAGAAATTCTAGAAATTTATTTACTTCTGCTACATTAAAAGGTGGGATAGTTACGCCGGAACAAATTGTAGATGCATACATAAATGCAAATAGAGCTTTATATGAAACTAATAGATCACTATATTTAGATATGGAAGCTGCAAAAACTTTAGGAATGACTGAAGATGAGCTAGCAGTAAATATGGAGAATAGAGGAGAAAATAGAGCGTTTGGATTTTTAAATGAAGGATTGTTTAGACCACTTACAATTTCTAATGATGTTCAAGGTTTATTTGAAACAAAATCACAAGAGCTTGGTGTAAGAAATCCTTTTGAACAAGCAGCTGATGTTATAGGCAGAATAGAAGAAGTGTTGGCTGAAGTGCCTTTAGTTGGAGATTTATTTCCAGATATTAAAAACCCATTAAGTTCTACATTATTACCAGATCTAGTAGGTCAAGCTAATCAAATGCTTAATAATAACCCAGCAAATGCAGCTATGGCTACAGCTCCAGGATTTGGTGTAGGATTACAGAATACAAACATAGATCCTGTGTCTGGACTTACGGCCTCACAAGAGGTATTATTAGATCCTCTGGAACAGAGATACGTTAAAAATAAAAACAGAAGAACAAACACAAGATTAACATAATGGCAATAGAACCTAAAAACACAAGAGAACACATTTTATCTTTGTATGGACA